ACTATAGAGGCGCGGAAGTCCGACCACTTATCGTTCAGAGCAGAGAGTGATTTCTGGTATAAGACTTCCGCTTCCTTCACTCTTTCAAGCCTTCGGTCTGCGTCTTCATGCTTTTCAGCAAGCGTCGCCTTCAGGTCAGCGGTTTCCTCGACCATCATGGAAAGAACCGTACGCTTTTCGCCTAGCTCCTTGGCTAGTTCAGCCAAGGCTTCACGTCCAGCGGTGACTTCCTGCTCCCGAACCTCCACAGCGCGGATCCGCTCGGTCACAGGCTCCATAGCTGCGGCCTTTCTTGCTTCAAGCGCGTTCACTTCGCTCAGAAGCTCGCCCCTACGGGACGCGCAGACGGCCTCAGTGTCACGGAGGGACGCCATAAGGCGCTCCCCCTCCGTACGCACCTCAGCCTCAGCCTCGTTCCTACGCTTGATGAGAATTGTGACCTCCTCACTTAGCGAGTCACGAACAGTTCTGAGGTCAGCCACCTCCGCTTCAAGCAGTTGCTTCGCGGAGTTTTGCGGCTTGAGCCTCATCTTTTTCGTGTTTCGTGAACTTAGAACAGGTCGGCTTATGGCGTGGTCCGGTAGCGTGGCACTCAGCACACCCAACGATAATTTCGTCTTCCGCTTCCGGCAGTTCGATAGCTGCCTTCGGCGGGCGCCCACGGCGGGGGGCAGGGGCCTCCTCCTTATCCTCCTCGTTCATCACAGCGATGGCGTTCGCCACCTCGGATTGCTGCACGGGTGCAGTCTTCTCCTCAATGATAGCTTCCTTCACCTTCGCCTTGAAGTCGTCATCATGGCGAGAGTAGAAGCCGCGAACCTTGGGATCGGTAGACTTCGCGTTCGTGAGGTTCAGGGAGAACCACTTTTCCGCGAGCTTGACCGCACCGTGAACCGCGAGCCACTTGAACATCTTGACCTTTTCGCCAGCGTCCAGCGTGTAGGCTTCCTTGTCCCAATAGAACGTGAATCGCTCGGGGAGATAGTTGTGAAGGTAGACGGGGGTAGAATCCGGTTTGATGTGCTGTTCGCGCATAGGGGTTTGCAGGTGGCGAGGGCTGCGGTGTAACGCCTCAAAAGTTTAGAGGAAAGGAGCGAGGGAGCTTTTTACAGAAGCTCCCAGAAACTGTCCGCTCTTTGGTTTAGGCCAAATTGAGGAGAACTGCACCGTACTCGGTATCGGCAGCGCCCGTGAGAGCAGTACCGACGAGAGGCTGAGCGCCGGGCGCGGCAGCGTCTTCGACCGCACCAGCGACACCGTTCGAGGCGACGAGGTCCGATCCGACAACGTTCGCGCCATCAGCGAGGAGGGAGGCGACACCACCATCCTGAATCCAGCCGAAGTAGGCAGCGGTCACAGCAGTGACAGCAGCACCGACGGGGGCCGAGGTCTGGGTGGTCGGGTTGACGATCACGCCACTGTACGGGTTGGCCACGAGGTCAATACGGGAGCTTCCAGTGATAGCCACCACAAGAGCGTCCTCAAGCGTGAGGGTAAGCGAAGCGCCGGAGTTCGCAGCGGGGTGTGAACTGACGAGGTACTTGTAGCCCTGACCCGGGGTAACGGTGACGACGACCCAGCCGCCCGCGTACTGGTTCTCGGTAGCGGCGGTCGCGCCGAGGGTAACGGTCACGCTGGTCGCTCCGATAGAGGCAGCGGTCGGCGTGAGGTTCTGGTGGTTCGTCACCTCAGCAGCAGCCTGCTGAACTTTCCCAGGAACGAGAGCGACAGCACCCGCCTTGACGAAGCGGTAGCGGTTGCCAGCGTTGTCGAAGCCAGCCCCACCAAGGCCGACGTACCCAGCGTCCGAGATGGACGAGAAGTTCGCCGTGATGTCAGCGGGGTTGAGGAGGAGGTTACTAGAGATTCGAGTTGCCATAGATTTCAGTCGTTAGGCTTAGGCAGCGGTCGTGAAGTTCGTCCAAGTGGTCCCGCCGTCAGTATTCACATACATGCGCGTCGAGCCAGAGGAACCACCAGTGTTGATACAGATGGAACCTTTCGGACGGGTGTGCGTCGGGGCGTCGGACGTGACCTCGATGGTAATGCCCGAAGAATACGCCGTGATAGGCGCACCAGCCGCGACTGCTCCAGCCGTTGCTGGGACAGCCGTGCCACTCTTCGCTGTAACAGCACCAGTAACACTGACCGAAACACCGGTGGCCGCACGCCCAAGAACGATGTTTCCAGTGGCAGTGCCGTTGATGGTGACGGTTCCAGTACCCTTCGCGTCGATGGTGATGGATTCGTCTGTACCGGAGCTGATCGCCGCTACAGCAACACCACCAGCGGCAGCCGCACCAGTCACGGAAATACCGGTAGCAACCGAGGCAGTTGAACAGGCGACTTTGAGGACCGGGTTCGTCGCTCCGTTCGCACCGACCGTGAGGCCAGAAGCAGAGGTGGTCGTGATGGTCGTCGCGCCGTTGATGGAGGTCGTGTCCGTCACAGCGTTACCGAGCGTGGTGTTGCCGGTCGTGGTCAGGTCGGTGAGGGACACACCAGCGATATTGGTCGTACCCGTCACCGTGAGGTTTCCCGCGATGGTGACCGGCAAAGCGGTGGAGATACCACCGTTCTGCTGGACTACGGGGAGATAATTCTCGATGTTCATGCTCATAGGGGGATTGTTATAGGGTAACCCCTAAGAGTTCAGATCGACGTGATGCCCGTCAACTTTCCGAAGAATCGAGGTTCGCGGCAGATGAGCTGACCACCAGCGACGTGGAAGCCGTTAGCAGCGAGAGCGTTCTGAGCGCTGGTCCAGCCGGTGAAGCCCATACCGAGGCCCTTCAGCTTCGAGGAGGTGTAGTCGTTACCCTCGATGAGAGAAGGGACGTAGTTCGAGGCCATGAAGCCAGGGAACACTTCGGAGGTCTTGGACGGGTCGAGCGCGTACCAGTCCATGTAGTTGCCGTTGTGGAACTGGAGGTCGCCGCTGGTGCATTTCTGGTCAGGCTTGATGGGGAAACCCTCGAAGTAGAGTTCCATCGCACCCGTACCGCGCTTGGAGCCGCTGGTGATGTCGCTCATGGTCATCATGAAGCGTTCCTGCGGAACGAGAAGCTGATTGTAGAGCGAGAACACGGACTGCGTGGTGTATCCAACCGTCGGACGCTGGTTCCCGTACATCACGTTGAAGTACAGAGTGAACATCTTGGCGAGCGACAGAGTGCCGCCAGAAGCGGTATCAACCGCGTTCATGCCGGTGTAGGTAGCGCGAGCGAGGCCGCCGTAGGTAGCGACCGCACCACCGTCGTCGATGGCAGCGCCGAGACCGAGAACGTCGAGACCGCCGTTGCCCGTGCCGTCAGCCCAGAACTGGGTGCCAAAACCGTCAGCGAAGTCTTCAGCATCAGAGACCAGCGTGACTTTCACGAGGTCGAGGACCTGTTCTTCGCCACCGGAGGAAAGCGAGGTCATCACTTCGTCCATCGGGAGGGAGGAGTTGATCTGCACGAACGAAGGGTCAAACGTGGCCTTCACGCGGTTCGTGGTCGCGGAAGTGGAGAGAGCCTGATAGCCAGCGAACGAGGAGAACGTGGTGTTCTTCGCGTACTTGACCGGGAACTTGATTTGCGAACCGCTCCACGCCTTCGCCTTGGAAACGTAGTCCGAGAGCGCGACGTTGGAGGCGAGAACCTGGTCGGTGACGACCGCGAGGAGTTTCTCGCGCATCGTAGTGGTAATTCTTGCGCCAAGAGTGTCTGCCATATACTAGAGTTGATTGAGTAATGTGTGGCCTACCATCCTTCAGCAGCCCGCATCTTGCGGATGTCTTCGGAGGTGAGACCGTCTTTCTTCTTCGGTTCGGAACCGGATTTTGACGTGGGAGCCATGGCTCCTGCCTTGCGCTTCTCAGCGATGTTGGACGGCTTCGAGCCTTTCAGCTTCAGCAGTTCCAGTCCCTTCTTGAAGTCGAGGTTTCCCTCGCTGTCAGTGGGGCGGTATTCGTCCATGACCTTGAAGAGCGCGTTGCGGTCGAAAGTCTCTCCTTCGTCTTCGAGCGATTCCACCTGTTCGTTCACCCATGACTGCCACTTTTGCGATTCCTTCGACGACGTTTCTTGCTCACGCTTCAGTTCAGCGATGGCCTCGGCCTTCGCCTGCTCCTTCGCGCTCGCCGTCATCTGCTGGAACCCGTCCCATGCCTCCTCATCGTCACCAAAGAATTTGGCGAACCATGCTGGCTTGGAACTGGTGGACTTCTGGGCGTCAGGGCGTCGTTCCTTTTCGAGCCGTTCAAGTCGCTCCATGAGTTCACGCTTCTCAGCGCGTTCCCTGTTGCGTTCCTCGATGACCCTTTTGAAACGAGCGTCCTTATGGAGAGGAGTCTTGTCGTCCAGGTCCTTCGGAGCCTCTTCCACGCTCCCCTCCTGACCAGTGGAGGTTTCGACGTTTTCGGTTGACGAGTCCGAGGTGTCTGGTTCCTTGCTGGCTTCAGCAGCAGCTCCGTCAAAGATGTTGTTGTTCTCGGTGAGCATATGACAGGGGGTTTAATGTCTCCCCAGAGGACAAGTGCGAGGTGATGAGTCTCGCTATTTGAGCATCTTACGAACTGCGGCGGCTTGCTTCTTGGTCTTCTCAACGCCCTTGATCGTCCCCTTGTTGCGGGAGGCGTAGAAAACGCTCTCTCCTTTCTTGTCTCCGTATTCCGACTTCATAGCCGACATGATTTTCTTTCCTTTCTTGGTGAACGGCATACCTATTGCGGTAACGGGCTAAGCGGGAGAGCGGTCGATAGGCTTCCCCCTCCTTCCTCCTCAGCGGGAGGAGGTGCGCCACCAGGCGGAGCGGTAGCGGCGGGAGGAGCAGCGGTCATGAGTTCCGGGAACAAAGCTGCTGGGTTGGATTGCCAAAGGAACAGGTTTTTAGCCGCTTCCCGAGGTGCAGGGTAATCGAGCGCGGTAAACAGCGAGATTGGGTCGATCGCGTTCGCACCCCAGAGTTCGATGGCCTCCTGCCTGCGCGAGAGAGCATCCTTCGGGACCATCGAGCCTTCTTGTACGTTCACCGTGAGAGAGACTTGCGTGAGGTCTGAGGAACTGATGGCAAAGAACTCTCTCGCTTTCTCTGGTCCAATTACCGTCGCAACCTTCGGCTCGTCATAGTAGACGTACATCAGCTGGAGCATGTGCTCGTAGATGCGAGCCGCGAACAGTTCGAGGTGTTCACCGAAACCTCCACCGATACGGTCGTCATCTGCCGCTCTCGTCAGCATCTTCCCGCGAACCGTCTTGTCCTGCTGGAGCGCAGCGGGGACGGAGCCGGACACCCCATAGACCGAGAGGATGCGCTGGCGAGCATCAAGGAGGTTTTGATAGATGAAGTCCGGGAGCGGAGTGCCAGTGTCGCGAATGATTCCCTCTCCTGCTTTACCCTTCGGCTGAAGCATCACGTCACCGTTCCTGAGCGCCTGAGCCGCTTGCGCCGCTTGTCCTCGAAGTAGTCCAGCGAAGCGATGATGCCGTTGTTCGTGTTGTCAGCGTTCCGGTCTATCTGCTTCCACCTTTTGCTCACCACGTCCTGCATGGAAAGGCACTGGAACAGTCCGTTGGTTTCGTCGTAAGGCTTCTTCCCAAGATTCGTGGTGACAAGGAGCGTCACGGGGATCTCCGGCCTCTTGAAGTAGTTACGTCCTCCGACCGTGACAGGAGTTTCGTTCCCGAACTCGTCCGTCTGCATCTGCTCCTCTGGATAGTTGAAGTTCGGGTTCCGCATCTTCCCCATCACCATGTCTCCCATGGTCCAGAAGACGCTTGGCTCTTCCCCTGCACTCCACCACTCAACGTATCTCAGTTTCGTCCCCATCTTCCCGTTCGCTGCCTTGGTGATTTCCTCGATTTTGTCGGGGAAGCGAGTAGTGAGGTCCGTTGCCGTGTTTTCGCAGTAAATACCGAGGAAGGAGCCGCTATAACGGGCGTTCTCAACGATGCCCTCGGGGTCGAGGATGAGGCGCTGAGGGCGGATGACCTCGGTGGCGATATCTTCCTCGGTCTCGCTCCAGCCCGTCTTGATCGCGCCGACAAGATAAAGCTGGTTATGCCTCGCTGCCTGACGAAGCGACATCTTGAGGCGTACATGGGGCCTGTTCGCCACATGGGAGAGCATCTTGCCCGTGAAGTCAGCGACGAAGTTTCCGAGGGCCGTTCCGTCGCCTGCCACGTCAGGTTCTGGGGTCCTGCTGGTGGCCTTGGGGATGAAGGTTTCAAGAGACTCGAAGATAAGATTGTCAGCGGCAGGCTTCCTAGTGGTCGAGGCAGCGAGGTCTTGGGCGTTTCCTTGAAGCCCAAGCCAATAGGCTTCAAGCATCTGCTGCTTCCACTCCAATTCCTTCCTGTTCGGGTCCCACGCAGCGGTCCAGTCCTTTGCGAGCTGGAGAAGCTCCGTGTCGTCCATGTCCAAACGCAACTCAGGAAGAAGGTCCGATACCGCTCCCTGCGTGTTCTCTCCGGCTTGGTTCTGGTTCCCCTTATTGACCGGGGCGAACAAGGCCTCCACTCCTGCGATACGGTCGCTGAAGTTTCCCATGTTGGTTCATGCAAAAAGGCGAGCAACACCTAAAGAGGTGCGGCCCGCCCGTTGTTTGGGTTTGGGTAAACGCTATGCAGTAATAATACTACATACGCAAAATTGTGTCATGCCGTTCGACAAGACGAAGCGCGCCGATGGCATCAAAGTGAAGCACCACACTCCCCCCACGCACATCAAAAGCTCCTGAAGCATTGAGCCTCGTCACTATCTCCTGCTTCCTCGCTATCTCCGCAAGTTCCTCCGGTGTCAGTACGGACATAGGCTTAGCGTTAGCCTTCTTCATCGCCTCGATGATACTGCTGCTCGTCGGGATCGTCTGAGCGGGGATGATACCCTTCGCGCTTGTTGCTTTTACGACCCTTCCCGTACCCCTACGCCTGTTCTGCTCGATGGTGGCGAGGATATATGAAAGGCTATCTATTGCGTGATTCGGCTGCCTCCCCCAAACGCTCTTCGGCTGCACTACTCCATCATACTTCACTTCTTCCCAGCGAAGGTTCTCCAGTTCCCGCATGAGGAAGTTATAGGGATTGCCCTCATCATCGTAGGCAACGAGGTTGCTGCTGATGATGATTCGAGGATGTGGCTGCTCTTCCGTCACACGCCCAAGGTCCTCCATGAGTTTCGCTCTCCACTCATCCCAGTTCTCGGTGTCGGTGCCAGACTGCTTTTCCACGCCCTCAATCCTCAGCCCTGCATCGTTCATCTCCTTGATGTCCGATGCCTGAGCAGAATCACCAATGCGGTCTATGCGCCCCGTGAGGCCCGTAGCAGCCTCCTTGGAGCGTATAAGGTCGAGGATGACAGGGTTGGTCATGCCGGTCGCATAGAATCCATCATAGACCCACACGTTCTCGTTCGCATCCACACTCACCCATAGACCCGCGCAAGGATTCGAGAAACCGAAGTCAATCCCAAAGTAGATGTCACCATGCGGTACTTCATCGAAGTCCATGACATGGAC